GGCTCTGGGGCGTCGATATGAGTGCGCAGGAGGAATGGTTCTTCCAGCGCTCCGGCTGCCAGAATATGATCGATGCGGCCAAGAGTATAGGCATCCAGGTGGTTTGTCCCCCGGAATCGGATCTGCTGCGCCCGCCGCCGCTCTATGGCTTCTGCGAAATCGATCCCGCGCATATCAAAGTCCTCGCTCGCAAGCAGGAGCTGACGGCCCGCATTAACGATGCCGTTAATCGCGGCATGAACGCACAACGTGAGGCAGATCACCTCAGGGGTGCCATTGATGATCTGGAGTATCAGCATAAAACCTGGGTCGGCAATCCGTTCCATTTGAGCCAGGATATCCATTCCGTTGTCGATCCTTCTACCGTGACGTTTGAGAGGGGTGAGGGGGGCAGTGGTGAGGGCGGTCAGGCGAGTGGTGAGGTAGCCATGCAACCTGTGGTCCCTCAGGCTACCTCACCCGCTATCTCACCCGGTGAGGGCTCACCCGATCAGGACAACTGGCGCACCCTCGAGGACAAGCTTGCGGCCGAGGCCCGTGAGGGCTCGCTCGACAAGCTGGTGAACGAGCTCTCGACGGCGATCGGCTTGAGACCTCAAGAGATCTCAAACCCGTTGCCCAGCAACACGTTTGAGATGGGCCAGCAGTAGGGTCTTTGAGGGCTCAAAGATGCTGACCCCCGACCTCACCGAGCAGCTCTCCCGGCTGAGTGAGGGGGAGCAGCTCGAGATCAAGCGCATGATGGCGGCCGAGGAGGGGTTCCCCTGGGTCGCCAATGCCGGGCCGCAGACGCGGGCGGCCTACTCACTGGCCGATATCCTGCTCTATGGTGGGCAGGCAGGTGGGGGTAAGACCGACCTGGTGCTGGGGCTTGCCTTCACCCGGCACAAGCGGTCGTTGATCCTCCGGCGCAAGTACACCGACCTGTCGGCGCTGATCGACCGGGCGGTGGAGATTAACAAAACCCGTAAAGGTTTTAACGGCGCCCCGCCGCCGAAGCTGCGCACCAAGGACGGCCGTCTGCTCCAGTTCGGCGCCAATCAGTTCCCCGGCGATGAGCAGAATTTCATGGGGCAGCCTTACGATCTGAAGGCGTTCGATGAGGCGGTGCACTTTCTTGAATCGCAGGTGCGGTTCCATCTCGGCTGGGTGCGCTCGGCCGATCCCGATCAGCGCTGCCGGACTATCCTTGCCACCAATCCGCCGATCTCGGCCGATGGCGATTGGGTGATTTCCTTCTTCCGCCCCTGGCTCGACCTGACGCATCCCAATCCTGCCAAACCCGGTGAGCTCCGCTGGTATGTCACGGACGAGAAGGGGCAGGACGAGGAGGTGGGTGGGCCGGAGCCGATCCAGCGTGGACACCGTGTCTTCAAGCCGATGTCGCGGACGTTCATCCCGGCGGCGCTGAACGATAATCCGTACCTGATGCGCACCGACTATCAGGCGCGCCTCGACAGCCTGCCGGAGCCGATCCGCTCGGCGGTGCGTGACGGCAATTTCATGGCTGCCCGCGCTGACGCCGAGTTCCAGGTGATCCCGATGCAATGGATCCTGGAGGCGCAGGCGCGCTGGGAGCCGGACGGCTGGAAAAAGACCACAATGACGGCGATGGCGTTCGATCCGGCTGGTGGCGGCAAGGATGCCGAGGAGCTGGTGATGCGCCACGGCGGCTGGTTCTCCAACATCATCACCAATCGCGGCAAGGCGACCGAGGGTCAGAAGACCGGGCTGGTTGAGGTGTTTATGCGCCGCACCGACGATGCTCCGGTGGTGGTCGATTGCGGCGGCGGCTATGCCGGGGTGATCATCTCCAAGTTCGCAGACAACAACATCCCGTACAAGAAGTTCAAGGGCAACTCCGCCGGCAGCGGCCGGGCGACTGCCCTGGGCTATCCGTTCGCCAATAAGCGCGCCGAGGTATGGTGGCGGTTCCGCGAGGCGCTTAATCCCGACCAGCGTGGCGGCTCGATTATCGCTCTGCCGCCGGATCCTGAGCTCCGGGCCGATCTGGCGGCGCCCTGCTATATCGCCAAGGCGATGCACGACAAGGGCGTGATCCAGATTGAATCGAAAGAGGATTTGCGCGCCCGCCTCGGTCGCTCGCCCGGCAAGGGCGATGTCGTGGTCATGGCGCTCGATGCCGGTGATTCTGTCGTGGAGAGGGTCATCCTCAAGGGCGGCAACGGCGAGTTGCCGAAGTATGCGTCATCCCGTTCAACAGGGCCTTTGGCCCGTTATCGCAGCAGGAGAAGATGATGGGTGGACTGTTTTCCAAGCCGAAGATGCCCCCGGTCCAGGAGCCGGCGCGGATGCCGGTCGAGAATGACCAATCGAGCCGTGAGGCGGCAGCGCGCCAGCGCAACGAGCTGATTGCTCGCCGCGGCCGCGCCTCGACCAATCTGACCAATGACACTGCCGGCGGCAGTGAATACTCCAACACGGATCTCGGTCAGTAAGGACGGGTACGGTGGCAAGGTATAAGGATCGCAAGGCCAAGGAAATCTTGGATCTGGGTAATACCCTGTTCAAGAAAAAGGAAGGCCTCGACAGTCTCAATCAGGAGATCGCCTGCGAATTCTGTCCAGATCTTGCCACCTTCACGGGGGATGAGCCGGATCCACACAAGAGCGCTGTCGGCGACATGATGGACTCGACCCCGGTGATGATCAGCCGGGAAGTGTGCAATCAGGTCGCGGCGCAGCTGCGGCCGCAGGACCAGTTCTGGTTCAAGTCGACAACGCTCGATGATTATCAGGATGCCGATGAGGCCAATGCGCAAGGGCTGGAATATCTGACCCGCACGACTTGGCGCGGCATCTACAATCCGAAATCGCAGATGATCGCGGCGACCAAGGAGGCTGACCGCTTCTACGTCAATTTTGGCCAGGCGGTGCTCAGCGTCAACGAGGCGCCCGGCACTCGCGATCACCTGTTTTTCAAGAACTTCCACATCAAGGATTGCGTTTGGCTTGAGAACGACATCGGCAAGATCGATCACCTGCATCGCCGCGAGCGAATGACCGCCCGCGCCATGAAACGGCGCTGGGGTGGGACCGAATACAATCTGCACCCGTCGGTGGTCGAGGCCGCGCGCAAGGAGCCGGACCGCGAGTTCGAGGTGCGTGTCGTCACCATGCCGGCCGATGAATACGACGATTTCACTATGGACGCCGGCAGGTCTCGCGGCAAGCGCAATGAGAAGCTGCCGTTCGTGATCTGCTACATCGATGTGGAGAACGGCAACGTCATCCGCGACAGCGGCATCGTCACTTTCAATTACGTGGTGCCGCGCTGGCACCGCTTCACCGGCTCGCAATATGCCTTTTCCCCGGCCTCGCTGACGGCGCTGCCGGATGCCCGCATGGCGCAGATGCTAGCCCAGATCCTGCTTGATGCCGGCGAGAAGGCAGTCGAGCCGCCGCTGGTGGGCAAGCAGGAGGCGGTGATCGGCGATCCTTCGCTGATGGCTGGTGCCATCACCTGGATTGATGTCGAGCACGACGGCAAGCTGTCGGAGGCGCTCGAGGTGGTCAAGCTCGATGCCGACATGCGGGTTGGCTTCGAGCTGCGCAAGGATGTGCGGGATATGGTTGCCCGCGCCTTCTTCCTGGACAAGCTGGCGTTGCCGGAGACCGGCGACCGCACCACCGCATTCGAGATCGCGCGCCGGCTCGAGATGCATGCGCGCAACTTGGTGCCGCTCTTCGAGCCGATGCAGATCGAATACAACACCGCGCTGCTCGATGTCTCCTTCGCCTTCCTCGACAACATGAAGAAGATCGATTGGGGCATGGTGCCGGAGAAGCTCGGCGGCAGCGACTTTGCCTGGGCGTTCGAATCACCGATCCAGCAGGCGCGCTATCGGATCATGGTCGAGCAGTTCCGCGATACCATGCAGGTCGTGGCTGCGGCCAAGGAAATGGGCTACATGGCCTCGCCGGTGAAGATCGACATCGCGGTGCGCGATGCGGTTCGCGGCATTGGCGGCCCGGCAACCTGGCGCAAGACGGTTGAGGAGCAGAACGAGGAGGCCGAGGAAAATCAGGCCAAGCTCGAGGCAGCCGAGGCTATGGGCGCCGCCGAACAGATGGGCGCGATCGCCAATCAGGCTGGCGAGGCTGGTCAGAAGCTCGGCCTGATCCCGCCCGGTGGTCCCATGTCACCGTCGGTGGATCAGGCAGTGCCGGCCGAGAACGGCATCCCGTCAAATGCGGCCGGAACCGGAATGCCGACGCCTGGCAATGCGGCAAACGCCATCAATCAGATGATGGCGCAGCTGGGCGGCGGTGCACCTGCGGCGTCGCCCCCGTCACCCGGCGCACCCCCTGCCGTGGCGACGCCGCAGGGCTCGGCCAAGGACGTCATCATGATGCAGCGGCGGATCCTTGCCAAGCTGTCAGAGCTTGATACGGCGCTGCGCGAGCCGCGCCAGATCAAGATTGAGCGCGACGGCAAGGGCAAAGTCAAGGGCGCGCGCACGGTCGCTGGAGGCGGAAATGGACGATACGCAGCCTGAAATGCAGGAGCTGCTCACCTTGCAGCGGCAGACGCTCGCCAAGCTTAACGGCCTTGTCGAGGCCATCGCCTCGCCGAAGCAGATCACCATCGAACGCGACGCGGGCGGGGCCATTACCGGCGCCCGTGTCGAGGCATCGGACGAAACGAGGGCATCATGAGCAAGTCCAACTCTTACGAAATCGATCTTCTCAACCTGCTGCTTTGCGCCAAGGCGGTCACGCAGATTGCGGATAATGCTGCCTCTTCGGCAATCACCGCGATCTGGGCCTCGCTGCACACTGCCGATCCTGGCGATGGCGGCACGCAGGGCACCAGCGAGGTTGCCTATACCGGCTATACGCGGATTGCGGTGACGCGGTCGACAGCCGGCTTTGCGGTCTCGACGTCGGAGGGCACTGCCTCGCCAGTGGCGGCGATCCAGTTTCCGCAGGCGACCTCGACCTCGACCGGAACTATTACCCATGCCGCGTTCGGGTTTTCGTCGGGCTCGACCTCCGGCAAGATCTTCTATTCTGGCGCCTTGACCTCGCCGCTGAATTTCGGCTCTGGCACGATCCCGCGCCTGACCACCGGCTCCAGCGTCACTGAAGACTGATGCTGTACGTCGTCTCCGGCTTCATGCGCTCCGGCACCAGCATGATGATGCAAGCGCTCGAGGCCGGAGGCATGGAGGCTGTCTACTCTCAGGCGCGCAACACGGAAATGAACGAACGCTTTGGCGAGCCTGACTATTTGCCCAACGACAATTATTACGAGCTTGATCCGGCTGACTATCGCCGCCGCGACCTTGGCGAGCGCTATGACGGCAAGCTGATTAAATGCCTTTGGGGCGGCATGATGCGGATGCCGCCGACGGAGTGCCGGATCGTCTTCATGCGGCGGCCGGCGCGCGAGATCAACGTGTCGCTGCTAGCCTTCTTCGGCCAAGCTGGCGGTCCGCCGCCGCTACAGCTCGACCGTGAGATGGAGGCCTGCCTGGCGATCCTGCGTGATCGGCGTTCATTCCTGTCCGTGGATGAAATCTGGTACGCCGATGTGGTGAACGATCCGGCCAAGGTTTTCACGGCTTTGCGTGATGCTGGCTGGCCGATAGATGTGGGCCGCTCCGCTCAGGTTCCCAATCGGCAGAAGATGAGGAATTCCCATGCGTGAGCTGATTGAGAAGCGCACTCCGCACAGCAAGCTTTTCGATCTCGGTGACGGCAAGCGCGAGCTGATCGTCAGTCGTGAGCCGCTGCATCATTTCAAGGACGGCCGGTTTCAGGATTTCGACCTCAGGGCGCAAAAGAATCGCGGCGCCTGGCTGATCGACGGCGCGCCGCATGCGCTGCGGGTCCATGATCAGCTGCCGTCT